GATTTTGTTTGACCATTTCTATTTCTTTTAGTGACATCTGATGCATTGTATAATTTTTTAAAGTTATCACCTCCTTTATCTAAAGCGTTTGAAGTACTGCCCATCATACACTTACCAACTATTTTACTACCTAATCTTAAGCATGTTTTTGTAACCCTCCAGTTATTTAATATATTATCAGGTCTTTCCCATTTACCACTTTCATCATGAACTAGTAAATTAAGCTTTTCACCATCATAACTGTTATCACCTGTATTTTTCCAGTCTATAGTTGTGTCTAATCCCTGTAGATCTTCAAGCTGTTCATTTGAGGTAATTTTTTTTCTTGTAAACTTGCTAGCAGGAACTCTATAAGCAAGCTCTGATTTTGGACGGTCCATACCATCTTGTATAGGTTTAAAGAAAAAAGGGTAGTTTATACTAATCGGTACGACTTTGTCTGTAAACATTTTCTTAGCATCAGCACCTGTTTTAGAAAGTATACCATATCTACTATCACTTGCAAGTGTGGCTAAGTTAACTGTTTCTGCAGATGACATGAAAGAAAATCCTGATCTTCTGTTTTTTAGGTAACACATACCATAACATCTTTTGTCCGCTTTACAAGCTTCCCAAAATATAAAGAACAATCTATTTGCTTCTCTAAAATCTGGCGCACCTACGTCTATTTTGCTCCACTGAAGATACATATAATGTGCACCTGTTATATAAGTTGGTTTACTGTTATTCATAAACCAAAACCCTTCTTCTCTTCTTTTAAACTCCTCGTCTATATACTCATACCACTGATCTTTTTGCTCTTCAGGATATGCTCTCCAATCAAATATATTTTTTAATCTATTTAATTCTTTTGGATATTCTATTTTTTCCCATTTGTTTTTGGGATGCATATACACTCTTTTTGGTTCCAACGGCAAGCCAATTCGCAAGTTTTGAATTTCAACCACTTCACCAATTTTTCCAGTTTTAGAGATAACCACGATATCGTGTTCTTTATCATATCCATATTTCCATTTTTTAGATTTGTTAAGCCGACTAATAGTCGTGCGTTTAATAGGTTCTATTGTTTTAACTAAATTTTGCTCGTACATTACTTAGATCTGCCTTCTGCGAATCCTCTAAAGACTTCTTTCTTTGTCTCTTCAGGTGTTTTGCCCTCAAGCAAGTTCTCTTCTTCTTGGATTCTGTTAAGTATTTCAAATGCGTCAAATATAGCTAGTTTTTTAGTAGCTGCTGCGTTTTTTAATCTATCAGCTGAGACATCATCTTCTGTGTTTGTAATAATCTTTTCTTCTGCAACCTTTATTAGCTCATTAACTGCTTTTCGCCCAGCTAGGATTATATTCTTCTTCGTTTCCTTGATATTCATATTTAATTGTAATAAAATTTGATAAAATTCTATATAGCCTTTCGTCATCGACTATAAATTCATATTCGCTGCTTGGTCTAAAACCAATTAAATTACCAGTATTTACAGTACCATCAGAATATTTAACAATACCTTGTAAAGGTTTTTCAGATTCAATATTAAATTGATCTACAGCTTTTAAAGGTTTTACAAAACAATAACCTTTAGGAGCTATCCACTCTTTATCTCTTTTGTATAAAAAAATTTGATCGTAATTTACAAGATAAGTATTTTCGCTAAAGTAACTTTTACTATTTTTTTCAACACCTTTTACGTTGTGCCATCTACGAAAAACATTGTGATGTACTATTACCGTATCCCCTGGTTTTATATTTGTGCTACCAATAATAGGAGTTGATATAACAACCGCTTCTCTATTTACAAACTGATGATTATATATTTCAGTATTAAGAATTAACTCTGAATCACCAATCCTCTTTTTATTATTATATCTTTCTCCTTTTGGTGTTACAACAAAGTTGTAAACACTTTTCATTAGTATTCGAGATTATATTCTACAGATACCGCCATGTTTTTATTAAAGTCTTTCCAAGGTAGTACATCTTTTTTCTTTTTAATATATACAGAGTACTTGTCTTCTTCTTCTAATATATCGCAAATAGTATGACCACCGTAAACCTCTTGCCCTACCGCATAGTGCATGGCATCATTTTTATAATCTTTACCAATACTTATTTTTCTAATTAGCTTTGCCATTTTCTGGGTAATTTATAGTACCATCGGAGATGTTTATATCAAATGTTCCATATTTATCACCGAAAGACTGTTGCATTAAATTTAATTTTTCTTTATAACCATCTATTTTAAACAATAGTTGTAGTTTTCTAGATTCTATAGAGCCAACTTCTATTTGCGCTCTATTCATATCATTAATAACATCTTGAACTTCTTCTAATTCTTTTTTAGTTATTTTTTTAGGTTTAGACTTTAAGTCTACTATCTTTTCTTTTTTTGCCATTTTATTTAATTTAAGTTAATTTAATTTGTTTTATTGTTCAAAGAACAATATTATTTTAATAGGGTTTATATTATAAACATAATCATCATCTTCTAAAACACCTGTGCTTAAAGCAGCTGTTAATTCTAAATCTGTAGCATCTGTAACACTAGCTACCGTTCCAATAACAGCATCGTCATGGGCGTGCAATACATCTCCAGCTATAAAATGTTTTCTAATGTCCATACTTGCACCATCTGTAGCTAAAGTTGTCCCAGGAGAAGCAGTATCAATATCTCCATCGTTAATTCTAACTATAGTTCTAAAGTCAAAAGCTCCATCAGCTATACCACCAATATAAAATTTATCATAACCAACATTGGTGCCTTCTTGCGTGGGTGTTATTAAAAGGTTTGGAAACGTCGAGCCATTAGCAGAGTTTCTAGTGGCCATACCTATCGCTGTACTTTTAAGAGTAGAAGCTGTAAAGCTGTTTGTATCATCAAGATCTATAAATCCAAGAAGGTCGTTTGACGGAACTTGATCTGGCGTACTGTTTATAGTACCCAAGGTTTGCGTGTCTGTTTTGCTAAATATTAAATTTGAACCAAAAATGTTTGCCGTAACAGCCGAATTACCTTTTGCTCTAACAAGCATTGTTGCTCCTATAACTTTAGAGGTACCTTTTGGTATTTGAACTTCCGTCCAATCAAAAAGAACATCACCACCTGTAAAAGCCGCGGTGTGCTGTTTTGATGCTGTAACCGTTGGTGTTACCTCAACTGTAAAATATTTACTCATAATTTTTTATTTTTTTACTTTTTCAAATGATCGACCACCAAAGTAAGCACCAATCACTGTTATTAATACTAGTTGTAATAAATCTACCCATGTGTCTTTAACATCGAAGTTTATAGCACCGGCATCA